CCGGGTTTTCATAGTAATACATTATGGGAGGTCCAATGTAAAACATGGGTTGAAAATCTTCACCTGCAGCGACGTGCGTCTGCATTATGTAGGGTGAAGCTTTTCCCGAACCAAGCGGAAAGCATCCCGCAACCTGATATTTTTGCTCCGTACTATCGGCTGTAAAAGTGGTATGTTTACGTGCGACAGTAAAGCGCTTGTTCGAATAATATGGAACTTCGAACGTGTGGAAAGGATTGACTTGTGTGTGCCAACGAGAAATGCCATCCAATCCTGTAACATCTTTTGTACCTTCTAGCATGGCTGACACATTCGAAAACGTATCAACGGTGCCTCCACCAAAAGGAACAATAGAGTTACCAATAGCATAGGGGATTTCAGCAGGAATACGAGAGACAGTAAAACTATTCTTGTTGGGGAAACCTGCATCAGAATCAACTAAGAAATCCATGCTAAAGGAAGCATCCCACAAATAGCGAATGCTTCCGCGCCAACCCATATAGGCGCTTGTGATGTACGAAATCAATGGTGTGTAACCCAAAACATAATCCGAAGTGAACGGAGCAATAGTTGGGTAACCAAAACCATTAGAATCTGGTGTATAACCTACTTCATGCGGAAAAGAATTCCTTGTCAGTTTGGCATTCACCATCCATTCTGGGAAGTTGAAATCATTATTTTCCAATGAAATACACTCATGCAAACAATATCGCTTTAGTAATGTGCGATATGATGCAATAGCTTCTCCAAAATAAATACGATTCATCGTATCATCAATTGTTGACTCTTGCCCCATCATGGCTACAGTCATCGGGTCAGTCGGAACACTTTCGTATTCACCCTGTTGACGCAAAGGTGGTGGCGTCAATTCTGGTGGCAAATATGTGTGCAGATTCTTGATGAAGATACTGGTTGGACCAGCAACTTCAAAATCATCGAGCATCGAAATAAATACATTGATTTGAATGTCATTATCGATGGTGGAATCTGGTGAAGTTAGATCATTCACAACATAAACTGCTAATGTGCCATTACCGTCTTTACTACCAATCGAATTGTAAACAAGACGAGTGGCCGAATCGAAAGTAGCACCAGAAGCAGCAATGGTCTCGCGAAAGGGCGTTTTCTGGCCCCAACCGACATCAATAGTGAAATCGGTTGTCTCGGTAATATCCACAACTGTTGTATAAGCTGTATTGTACTCAGCTGAAGCAACATTAGGATCTCCTCCGAAAACGAAACCTGTGCCAACAGGATCATAAACAAACTTAAGACGGCCCTTGTGATAACCAGAAGCTACAATTTGAAAGCGGAAACGCATA